CGACGAGGGCCCCCGCGACGACGTTGAACGTGCGCTGCGGCCAGCTTGCGCCGGGGGCACCGTGCAGGGCGACGATGGCCCCGGCGGCGCCGGAGAGCCAGGGCGAGCGCAGGAGGGTGTCCAGGGTGTCAGGCATCGGCATCGTCCGTGTCCTCGTTCGGCGCGGGGTCGGCTGCGGCGGTGCCGAAGCGCAGTCCCTTTTCCTCTGCCTTGCGGCGGAATTCGGCGATCTGATCGATGACATCGGCGGGGTTGCGACCACGGCGGCGAATCGCTTCGGCTTCGGAGCCGAGGCCGTTCTCAATCAGGATCTGCCAGGCGGTGGCCTCCTTGACCGGGTCGATCCACGGCATGGACTGCGCGGTGTACATCGCGTCGTTCTCGCTGCCCGGCTTGAGTCCGGCCGGCATGCGCACCACGCCCGAGAGGTGCGCGGCGAGGACGAACTGTTCCCACACCGGCTGCACCACCTCGCCGACGAACTCGTCGCACAGCACGGCGTAGTGCACCCACTGCTCCACCAGCTCCTGCCGCTGCGCGGAATAGGTGCCGTTGTAGTCGCGCGAGAGGCTGCTGTAGCTCGCGCCGACGCCGGCCGCGATGGCGCGCAGTTGGCCTTGGCGGAAGGTGATGAGGTTCGGGTTCGGACGCTTACTGTCGATGAGCCCGATCTCTTCGCCGATGGCGAGGTCATCGATCACCATGCCGGGCTTGAACGCGATCTGGCGCGTGCCCGGCGCGGGCGCGGTCTCGGGGTCGTACACTTCGGGCGAGCCGCGCTTGACGTAGGCGGTGAGCATGGCAGCGATCTTGGCTGCGACGCGCTCGGACTCTTCATAATCCTTGATGTCTTCCAGCCGCGTGATGACGCTGGCGAACTCGGACACGCCGCGCACCTGGCCGATGTGGTCGAGCGTGGCGAGGTGCAGCACGCGATCCCACGGCACAGGCTTGGTGGCGCCGCTGCTGCTCGGCAGCGCGGGCGAGCTTACGTCGCCCTTGAGCACATGCACCGCGAGCGGCTTGCCCCACTGGTTGCGCTGCACGCCCTGCACGATGCCGCGCTTGGGGTCGTTGAGCTCGAGCGGAACGTAGTCCGCCTCGAAGGCCTCAAGGCTGAAGGGCACCCGTGATCCATGGTCGACGCCGGCCACGGGGCCAGTGATCATCTGCGCGAATACTTCTCCGTCGCGCACCCACGCGCGCACCATTGCGCGCTGCAGGCGCGACCACGGTAGGCGGTGCGTGACCTCGGGCCGCCGGCACCAGTCGCGATACGCTTCGACCAGCGCGGCGGCGTATTCGCTGTCGATCGTGCCGTCGAGGCGGCGCGGCTGCGGCTCGATGCCGATGCCGGCGGCGCCCACGATGTTGTTGACCAGCGTGCGCAGCGCGCCGCGCGCGAGGTCGTGATTGCGCGCCAGGTGGCGCACCTGCGCCCGCACCGCGGCGGCGCCCAGCTGCACCACTTCATTCTGCGACCCGCGCTCGCGCCGGAACTTGCGCATGCGCGAATGCTCGGCCGCTTCGTACTGCGCGAGCACCGATCGCGCCGCGCGCCGACGCAGCGCGGCATGCGGCGCAAAATAGCCGACGAGGCGGTCGATGACGTTCATGCGCCCTCGCCCGATAGATCGGCCACGGCGTAGTTGAGGCCGGCACCGCCGGCGGCGCGGGCCTGCTCGCGCGAGACTTGCGCTTGCAGCAGGTCGATTTGCTTGCGCACCGCGTCGAGCTCGGCCATGCGGTGCGTGCGATCCCCGCGCCGCGACTCCTGCGCCTGCAGGATGGCGGCCTCGGCGGCAAGGTAGGCGGCAAGGCGGGTTTGAGCGACTGAGGGCATAGGACTCGGAGCACGGCAAGAGGCGGATGCGACGAAAGTACGCGCGCGCGTGTCGCAGCGTTACTGCGCGGTGCGACAGTTTCGGCCCGGATGAATTCATTCCTCATTTCTGCGCAGGATGCGGTAGATGGTCGAGCGGCTTTTGCCATAGCGCCGCGCGAGCATCTGGACGTTTCGCCCGTTGTACTCGGCGCGCACGCGCGCGGCGACATCGTCGCGGGTGAGGTAGTCGAGCGTGTGCAGGTGGTAGGACGTGCCGCCGTGCCCGAGCTCGGCGGCACCGATCACCAGCGCGTCGGCGAGGATCTCGGCCATGCCGGCCGGCAGGCCGAGGCTGCGCCGTAGCACATCGGTAAAGACCTCGGCCAGGGTGGTGTGCTGCGCGGCGTGCGGGGCGGGGGCGGTCATAGACGGGCGCTCCAGTCGGATTTTGTGGGCAAGCCGAACGCCATCTCGGGGGCGGGCTTGCGGGCGGGGATGAGGGGGGAGTCGGCGGGTTGATCGGCCGGGGCGGCGCCCGCGGCGTCCGCCCCCCTGCCCTGCCCCGCCCTGCCGGCCAGCGCCTCGAGGCGTTGCGCTTCGCGCTCCCAGTCGGCGCGGGTGCGCTGATGCAGGCGCAACTCGGGGTGGTGTGCGGCGGCGTAGGCATAGCCCCAGGTGTCGAGCGGCTCGTTACGGGCGCCTGACTTCTTGCGGAAGCGGTTCTTGCCTGGGTCGTAGGTCTCGGACACCAGCCCGGTGAAGTACTCGGGCGGGAGTTGGTCGGAAAAGTGCAGCGCGCGACGGTCGAGCTCGGCCTCGGCATCTTTGCTGAGCAGGCCGTAGAGGTGGTGCTTGATGCCGGTGACGCCGACCTGGTAGAGCATCACGCCCTTCTTGTGCGCCTGGCCGCGCCACGTCACATCGGTGGGCGTGCCCTTGTTGAGGGCTCGGGCGTTGTTCTGCGTGGCCCCGAAGATGGCCATCGGGCGCTTGATGTGGCGCTCGCGCACGTAGTACTTGACCGCCTCGCCGCGGTGGCCGCCGGTGTCGATGGCGGTGGCCTGGACTTGCAGCAGCGCGCCGCTGGCGTGTTCGATGGGGCGGTTGAGCAGGTCGGTGAGCGCGACCCATACTTCGGGGCCCGCCGGGTCGCCGGGGAGCTCGACGTAATCGAGCACCCAGGCGTGCATGCCGGCGCCCCAGCCGACGATCTGCACCGCGAGGCGGTTGTCTTGGGTGTCGACGCCGGCGGTGATGGCGAGCACGCCGGCCGGTGCGCTGCGCAGCAGGTAGGGCTCGGCGCGATCGGCGATCACGTTGTGCTTGACCGCGCGCATGCTCGGATCTTCCCAGGTCTCGGCCAAGCGGTCGTTGACAAAGGTCTTGAGCTTGGCGGCGTCGTTCTGCGCCTCGAGCCACATCTGCGCCAGATCAGCCCAGCGCGGGCCCAGACCGAGCTGGTAGTACAGGCAGTTGATGTGATAGCCGCGGATCCGCGCGCCGGGGTTTTCGGGCACCCAGTCGCCGGCGGCGATCATGGCGGTTTTGTGGTGCTCGTCGATCAGCGTGCCGCAGTCGGCGCACACGTACCACGCTTGGTCGGCGCCTTGCGACCACAGCAGGCCGCGCCACTCCAGCGGTTGGCGGTGGCCGCAGTACGGGCACGGCACGTGGTATCGGCGCTGGTCGCTTTTCTTCCACTTCTGATGGATCCGCGACACCCCTTCCAGGCCTGGCGTGCTGATGTACAGGCGTTTGTATGTGGCCGGGAAGGCCGAGGTGCGGCCCTCGAGCATGTCCACCGGGTCGTCGCCGGTGGTCAGGTTGGTTGCGAACTCGTCGAGCTCGTCCACCAGCAGATAGCGCACGGTGGTGGATTTGAGGCGCGACGGGCTGCCGGCGTGCTCGAGGTAGAGCTGCCCGCCGGCAAAGTCCTTGAAGAAGCGGGTGTTGCTGGCGTCTCGGCTGGCCACGCTGACGAGCGTCTGCTTGACCGCGGGCGTCTCTTCGATCATGGGGTTGAGCTTCTGGTTCACCCACTTGTTCATGGAGACTTCGCCCGGCAGGCACACCATGACCGGGCCGGGGACGTGGTCCATGATGTAGCCGAGCACGTTCACCTCTACTTCGGTTTTTCCGAACTGGATGGGGAACATGAGCACCGTTTCCTTGACCGGGCTGCGCGCGCTCATGGTGTCCATGGGCTCGCGCAACGGCGGGTTGCGATCGGTGCGCCACCGCCCCGGCTCGGCGCTGCCCTTGCTGGACAGGCGCCGATGCAGGTCGGACCACTGCGACACGGTGATGGGCTTGCGCGGCGCCAGGGCGCGGGCGGCGGTGGCGCGCAGGCGGGTGGCGGGGGCGTGGGGGGTGGTCACGCGCCCCCCCCCAACCGACGGGCGACCTCGCCCAGCGCCAGTTCGATCTCTTCCGCCAGGCGCGTGCGCATCTGCTGCTCGTCGGTGATCGGGGCGAGCTGCGGCCCCAGGGTGTCGGGCAGCGCCTCGAGGCGGGTGCGCAGCTCGGTGAGGATGCTGGCGACCTCGCCTTCCACTTCCACTGCGACCAGTAGCTCGGCGGCCTCTTGCCGGTAGCGCATTTCCTCGCGCTCGGCGGCAAAGTGCTCGCGCTTGGCGCGGGCGGCCTGGTAGTCGGGATTGGCCAGCACCGCGGGGTCTTCTGGTGCCTTGTCGGTGCCCTCGCCCGCCGGCGCCTGCAGTGCGCCGCCGCGCTCGGTGGCGTGGCGCTCGGCCACGGCACGCTTGGCGGGGTCGCGCGTAGCTTCGATGCGGGCGATGGATTCGGCTACGCGCACGAGCCCGTCGTCGCCAATCACCAGCCGTCCGTCTTTCTTAAGCTTGGTGACGTAGCTTGGGCGGCAGCCGATGTGCTCGGCGAAGGCCTTTTGCGTGAGGGCGGCGGGGGTGGTCATGCCTTGCCCCCTTGCTCTCGGTGCCACCGGAGGTCGGCCAGACGGGCTTCTGCGGCGTCGGAAAGCACCGGGCACACCGATGCCTCGCCATGGCGCTGAAGTCCGCCCAGCGGGCCGATACGCACGCCGCGCATTCCTTCGACCATCCCGGCGTCGAAGAGCGCACGCAGTAGGGCCTGGCCTTCATCGCCCATCGCTTCGCGGAAGGCTCGCCGGAAGGTGGTGACGTTCTCCGGGCCGCAGGCCATGGGCTGAATCGGCTTCTCCATGCTCAACACCTCTTCAATTTTTTTCTGTGCGGGATGTGCGGTATAGAAAAAGGGATGCCGCACAGACGAAAGCCGCGCGGTTACGCGGGTTGTGCGGTATGTGCGGTATGTGCGGTATGCGTCTACGTGCGCGTGAGTTGGTCGCGCTGCGGGTGTAGTGGCGGAGCTTTCGTGCGCGCACGCCCGCGCCCGTGTACGCGGCATGCCGCACATGCCGCACATCCCAGTAACGGCGCGGTTTTGATGCCGCACACCATGCCGCACACCATGCCGCACATGCCGCACATCGGCGGGCGAGAAGGGTCTAGAGGCCACTGGCGAACCCCTTGTAGTCCTTCACGGCGTTACGGAATGTGGCGATGCAGTCGCCGAGCCAGACCTGCTCCGATGCCCCGGCGGGCTGCTCGGGGCCGCCCGGCAGGAAGGCGACGCCGTGTGGGCCCTTGACGCTGGACCCGTCGAGGTAGCGTTTCCGCGCCACCTGCACCTTGTGCTTGCGCGCAAAGGCGTCGATGAGCTTGGGCATGGGCGCCGGTTTGGTGCCGATGCGCGTGCACCATGCGCGATAGAGGTCGTAGAGGTCCTGGCTGAGCGCCGGGCCGACGATGCGCCGCGCCTGGTGGTCGGCGAGCTGGATCACGTCGCCAGCCATCAGGTCGGCATGGAATCGCGCAGTGCTGTCAAGTGAGAGCCCGATCAGTTCGGCCTTGGCTCGGGTCATCGGCGGCAGCGTGCTGGCGGTGAATTCGCCCAGGTCATAGTTGAGCAGATAGTCATGCAGCGCCGCGACCCCGCCCGCGTTGATCTCGGCTTGCACCTCGCGGTAGAAGTCGGAACTGAGCTTCTCCGGTGTCCAGATGACGGTGTGCCGGCGGTCATCTTCCTCGAGCACCACGGGCATGCGCTCGTTGGACAGGAAGACCATGTTCACGTGGTTGCGCTCCTCGTAGGCCGCCACGTTCTTCGGGTTGATGCGGATCCATTCGCCGGTGATGAACGCCTTGAGCTTGTTCTTGATGTGGTAGAGGTCCGAGCGCGCTACCACCTCGTCGGCGATCAGGAACAGCTTGCGGCTCGCCCAGTCGTTGAACTTATCCTCGATCGCGGACTGGTCGATTACGCGGCCATACTGGCCGTAGATGGCCATGATCGCCTCGAAGAACATGTTCTTGCCGGTGCCCTGCGGCCCGTGCAGCACGAGCGTGGTCTTGAGTTTGGCGCCGGGGTGCTGGATGGGATAAGCCAGCCAGCACAGCACCCAGCGATACAGGCGCTCGGAGTCGGCGCCCTCGCTGCCGCACATATAGCGCAGCAGCTCGAGCAGACGCTCGCAACTTCCAGCCTGCGGCGTCGTCGGCCAGCCTGCCCACAGGTTGCAATGCACGTTCGGGTCTTCGCCGGCGGGGTCGAATCCAACCTCACGCACCCGCACGATTTGCTTGTCCGGGTGCTCCGCCCAGGCGCGGTGCAGCTCGCGGCTCACGCAGGCGTCGCGCATGTCCGACAGCGCCATCAGCATGTGCTCGTCGTGATCGAACACCGTGCCGCCCTGCCCATAGACGAGGGCGAAGCGCTCGAGCAGCTCGTCGAGGGCTTCGATGGCGCGGAGCTTGTCTTTCGCCGCTTTCCCCTCCCCCCTGGTCGAGCCGTGCCCCGCAGTGCGCGGCGCGGCATTCCACCCCAGTTCGCCGAGGCGGGCTTCGATCTGCGCCCGCACCACGTGAAGGCCTTCGAGCGCGTGCAGGTCGTTGAAGTCGGTGAACTTCTGCCCGCGCTGGTGAAACGCAGCCTCACGCGCCGCTTCGTCGGCGAAGATCGGCCGCGCCATCGCGCCTCCAACTTCCATCGAGGCTGCGCTCGCCGAGGTGATCCCTGCGTTGCTGCGGCCATGTGGCTTGCCGCATGCCGGACAGTCGGCCCCAGCCGCCACGGTGACCGGGGCCTTGCACTCGACGCACTTGCCGAAGGCGTCGTCGTCGGCGCACACCAGCACCCGCGCCAGCTTGTAGCGCTTGTGCAGGGCGGCGGACACCGGCGCCAGGTTGCCCGCGTCGAAGGCGATCGCCACCGGCAACCCGGTCGCCTCGTGCAGCGTCGCGCCGGTGGCATAGCCCTCGGCCACCAGCACGATGCTGGTCGGCATTCCGATCAGATGGAAGTGGCCCTTCTTCGCCTGGCCCGCCGGCCAGAACTCCTTCTCGAGCTTGCGCGATCCAGCCGGCTGCTTGCCACGGATGATCTCCAGGCCGTGCACCTTGCCGGTTGCATCGGTCAGCGGAATCGCCATCGCCCCGCTGGGCGAAAAGCGCACGCCATGCGCCCCTACACCCTTGCGCACCAGGTACTCGGACTCGCCGGTCGGCGAGCACTTCGCCCAGGTCTTGCCGGCGAGATCGGCTGCGCGCTCGGCATCGGCCTTGCGCGCCCGATCGACACGTTTGCGATCTTCCGCCAGGCGGCGGCGCAAGCTGTCGCGCTGCTCCTGGCTCAGTTCGCGCTTCTGCAGTTCGATTTTCTGCGCGTTGTTCTCGCTGCCGACACCCTGGGGCCGCAGCTCGCCCCGATCACCGACGAGCAGCAGATGCGCACGCGCCTGGCGGAAGAGATCGAACTGGCGCTGGGCGAGGTCGCCCGTCGGTTGGGGGG